CCACTTAATTCTATTCTCATATGTCTTTTTACGAGATGTAAGTCTATCGTTCTCTTTCTGAATACCATCTACATCTGCTTCAAGAGCTTTGATAATTTTTGCATATCCATCAGCCTTGTCCTCAATCTCATACTCAACTGATTCAAGAGTATCCATAATTACCTGCTCGTCTACTTCTTCATCCTCTAACATATCTAAAAGCTGAAGGAATTGTCCCGTTAATTCATAAATGTTCGCCATATATTTATTCTCCTTTTTCGTCTTCTTTTAATCTATAAGCGTTTTCAAGTAACATATCTTTTAAAAATGTCTGCTTTGTTTTTACCTCTTTTGTTTGGATAGCCTTTGTAATAGCATAATTGTTACCAACTAACACACAATATTTCTTTGCTCTTGTGATTGCTGTGTAAAGCAATTCTGAATTATTCATTATGTAACTTCCTGTGTCCATCCCAACAATAGTCGATGTAAAACCAGATCCTTGCATTTTATGAACGGTACATGCATATGCAAGTTCAAGATTTTTTGAATCACCTTTATTGAATAACACTTCACCAATACCAACAAAATCAATTGTGCAATATCCGTTATCTTCGATTGCTTTAACAATGCCTATATTTCCATTAAATACAGGTGTTACATCGCCATCAGGATTTGTGCACTTATAATTATTTTTAGTGTTAAGTACCTTATCTCCAACTCTAATCATATATTTCTTAGCTTCATCATTCTTTTTCTCTAAGAAAATTTCAATCTCATTACCATCATTAAATTTTGGATTATAAAGACTTTGGATTTTTGTGTTAAGATTATAACAAGATAGTTCCCCTTTTAATCTCATAGGAACACATACTTGAACTTCCATGATGTCGTTGAATTTTTCCATCTCTGTTTGGAAGTGTCGAATAATACAATCTGCCATAGACTCTTTTGAATTTGATATATCTAATTCCATATCTTTTAATTCACCAAGAATAGCATTTCCTTCAAATTTATTATCAAAAATCTGTTCCTGATTCGCTACTTTAATTGATGTTGGAATGATACCACTCATAAGTGCCTGTCTATGTGGCTTTGTAAGTTTTACAACTGGAAGTACATTACTATCAAGAATATCAGCGAATACCTGGCAATTACCGATTGGAGTAAGCTGTTGAACATCTCCCATAATAATTACTTTTGCACCTGTTGGAATTGCTTCTAGTAAAGATAAAAACAATGTACCATTTATCATAGTTGCTTCATCAATTAAAACAATATCTACTGCTAATTTATTCTCTTTGTTGAACATAAACTCGCCATTCTGATATCCTAAAGCTCTATGAATTGTACTTGCAGGTAATCCAGTTGCTTCGGTAATTCTTACACTTGCTTTACCAGATAACGCACAAGCCAAAATATTGTAATCATCATACAATGAACAAATACCATTGGCTGTGCTGGTTTTTCCTGCACCAGCCAGACCAGTTAAAGCCATAACATGATTGTCAAGACTTAATTTGATAGCAGCTCTCTGTTCTTCTGTAAAATCAAAGCCTTGTTTTTCTTCTACTTTTTTAACAATTGATTCCCAATTACCAATATTGAATGACTTTGGAATATAATCATCGTGAATACTTACTTCATCTGAATCATTTTCTACTACTTTCACAAGTCCAATCTGAAGTCTCATAAGTTCTTTCATTATGTTATTCTCCAAATTGTAAAACTTTTTAAGTGCAATTTTCGATCCATTATCAAGTACAATTACATCTTCATTATCAATCATCTGTTTTGCAGTAGCATTCACAACCTCTTCTGGCACAAATCCCAAAGTATCATATAATGCTTTCATAAGTTCCTGATAATTAAGATAACTCTTACCTGCTTCTCCTTGGTCATTTAAGTGATGTAATAAAAATCCTTTGATTCGTCTAATGTCATACTGACCAATTCCTACTTTACAAGCAACTTCATCTGCTTTCTTGAATCCTACACCATCCACACGCACTAAATCGTATGGATTATTCCTTACGATATCAATTACTGTATCTGGTGAATGATAAAAATCTACTAATTTTTTAATGAATGTATGAGTCAACCCTAACTGTCCAAGTTCCATGTAAATAGAACTATAATCTTTTGATTCTTCGTATTCATCAATCATTTTTAAAGCTACCTGATTACCAATGCCTTTGATTTTCATAAGAGATTTTACATCTCTATTCTCCAAAAGCTGAATCGCATCGTCATATTCGTCAAATAACTTATCAACAATATTCTCATTTAATACATTTTTGAGAAATTCTTTTTGCTTATCCTTACTTGAAATATCAATACATTTACTGATATATACAATCTCATATGTATCACCATATTGTTCGTGTGTTTCAGCTAATTTACAAAACACTTTATATGTTGTTCCATATTCAAGTGTGCAACAATTTCCTTTCATCTTGATTGTATATAAATCGTCTATCTTATTTTCGAGCCATTTTGTTATAACGGCACTGAATATGGCGAATTCACCAGATTCAACTTTTTTACAATACTTTGGATAGAAAATCCTATCCAAAGTACATTCAAATTTTAAAATCTTTTCCTCTTCCACTAGCATACCTCACAATCCGTTAGAAGCGAATTTCCTTTACCATACTTTCTATAAACAATGTCATATTGAGTAATTACATCATATTCTTTGTCTATATCAGCAACTACAATGTTTTTTCCTTCATCATCCTTACCTACAATCTTCATACCAAATTGTTTCTCTGAGTTTTTAACATCAATGATGTCACCATCCTGTAAAGGAAGAATTTTAAATATCTCTTTTTTAATCTTCCTATACTGAATTTCTCCGTTTCCCATGTTATAAAGAATTAGATTTGGAGCAATGATATTTCGAGTGTTTAGAACAAAATATCTATTAATAAGTTTTGAATCTTTGTATCTTACTGTTCCAAACTTATTAACTTGCATCTCCATAATTTCATATGGATCAATGTGTTCATCTGGAATATAATTGAATATTTCTAAAAGAGCTTTTTTAGAGTTTAGATTGTTATAAGACTTTCCTGTTTTCGACAGTTCAGCATTAGAAATGACAATAGATTTGATATTTTCATCAGAGAATTTTTTATTCAATGTAGTTACTGTCATTTTATCTTTCCCATATAACATAAGAAAATAATCTCTAAACAGTAACAACTTTTTTGTCTTCCCATAATTTGAACAACAATCTGCAATAAGATACTGTTCTAAAACTTTCTTCGTTATATTATTCTCTGAACACTTCTCCAAAAAGTCATAAAATGTAGGACTCTCACACATACATTTGAATAAAATATTTGGCGTTTCATCTACTTTTTCTTCATCTTTGGTTAAAAACATCTCAATTCGTTTTTTTGCCTCATTGATGTAATACTCTTTGTCTAAATATTCAGGAATATTCTTTTCATGAATATCTTCATTATCTATAAATAAATGAGTAGGTGTATTTGCAAACTGTTCATAGGATTTAACACCTTTTTCAACTTTCAATTTATAAATAGATCCGTCTGATGTTCTTTTGCTGGCAAATACTCTATGTACTTTACCCTTTAATAATTCTCCCTTTATTGAAGTAATCTTTCCATCTTTTGCAGCTACACCATTGCCATACCAAATTTCTTTGTATTTTGCAGACAATTTAATGACTTTTTGAAACTTAATATATTCTGTACATTCATTGATTGTCTGTTCAACTGGAATTCCAGATGCAAGGTAATTTCTAACTGCATCATTGAGAATAGGTAAATCATTATCAATAGGTTTATTGAATTTTACCATTGCTCCTTTACATTCCAATTTTCCATTCTTCATAACTGCAATATAGTTATTTACATCCTTTTGAATTAACTTGGTGTATTCATCAATCTCAAATTCCATTTTAAGTCGTTTGCCCACTTTATTTGTGATTTCAATTACCTTATTTTTCATATCTTCATTCTCGCAAAGAACGAAAATACCATCTGTATTTGTTTGTAATAATCTACAATAAGGTTCAAGCTTATCAATCAAATCAAGAATGAACATCTGTCCAAATATACAAGTCAGATTAGCCATTAACGGATCATAAGATGGATTATTTCTATCTTTTCCTGCTCCATATACACCATTTATCATAGGTTTTAATGCCTTATTCTTTGAATTACCTTCAGCTTTAAGTTTCAATCTGAAATTTCTCATCTGTTTAAAGTCATCAGGATTCTTAAATTTTCTGCTCAACAATCCATACTCAATATCTGTTGTAGGATACATAGATGCAACATCAGCATGAAGAATAATTCCTTCAAACACAGCCTGTTTATCATCTGCACCATGACACCCTCCCCATGCAAATACATGAGGAATTCCTGCAACTGTACAGCATAACTGATTGTTATGTTGATCATCTTCGGAACGTAAATGTTCTTTGTATCTCCAATTCTTAGGATTAAGATACCATTCTGGAATAAATTTATATTTATCTGATAATTGGATTGTTTCAGGAAGACGAATATCAAATTCATCATCGAGAGTGTGCTGGTTAACAGCATTTAGAATTTTTGGAGAAACTGCCAACTGAACTTTTGTTTTTGTGAAGTATGACATATCGAGTCCATACAACTCAATAATATCTAACTGACCTTCAAAATCATCCCAACAATAATCAAGAACTCTTAATACCTCGATTACATCATGTCTGTTGTAATATAATGTCTGTCTTATTTCTTCGTCTGTAAGTGGTCTGTCAATATTGAAGTCCACTTCTGTCTCACGAATATCATCACCCATAAATGCTTCCAACTGCTTTAATGATTTATCTTTAAGGATAGCATCATAATCATTCAGAGGATAATTTTTTGCATTTTTCACTACTTGAAAAGGTTTCTTACCTTCCTTGATTAGTTTATCATTTACATATCCGACATTCATTCCATCAAGAATACCTTTAAAAATTCCTGTATCATATTGTCTGCCGTTATATGAGATAAAAATATCATCCTTATGTTTATTATAGAAATCTGTTAATTTTTGTTTATCATTTACTACTACAACTTCATTTGTTCTATCTTCGTGATTAATAAAAGTTACACAAAACCAATTAATCTTCGAGTACACCTCGAAATCGTAGCCCCAAATCTTACTTTTATCTATTATTTAAACCACCGCCTTATCCGAAAAATCCTTGTACTTTGTCACTTTTATAAAACATCCAATCTTCAACTATTACTTGAGCAGCTTTACCAGATTTATAATCGATCGAAAATCTACCGACAATATCAAATTCAAAATTATCTCCAATGGAGATAATCTCTTTGTATAAAGAAGCTAGTGAACTACCTTTTGTCTGTTTTACAAATTTTATATTGTGATATGTAAATTCAATCTTATTCTGTTTTGAACCCAATAAATAAATATTATATTTATTACACGGAATATTCTTAATAAGAAAGATAGGTTCACTCACGGTGTTACCCCAAATCGCATCCCATTTTGCGACATTCTTAATAATTTGATCGTGAATTTGATTTGCGTCATATACGTTATATACATGATATGTTGGTTCATCAATCTTTCGCATTGTGGCTAATAATGAGAACAGTTTATTTGTATTTTCAAAATCAATTTCACATCCAAATGCTCCTGGATGACCTTCTACCTTATTAAATAATCCTGTATCTTTACACCATTGATTAAAGTCTAATATTTCACATTTATCACTACCACGACCACTTCCTTTACAAATATCACCTCTTCGTCTCATCAACAAACATGGTCTTTGATATTGATCTGCAAGTCTATTAGCGATAAGACCAGTAGAATTACTATCAACATCATCTCTTGCATTGCACACAAGAATAGGTAATTTGTCCATATTAAACTTTTTAATTTCCTCAGATAAAACAGCAGCACTTTCCTCTGTTATTTTTTTCTGTTTTCTATTTGATGATTGGCAAGCCTTTAGAACGTATTCTTGAATAGTCATATTGACTACACCTTTTCCTCGTACTTTTCTGTCAAGCATCTCATCTGAATTACATAATGCTTCAAACATATAACACTTATCTTCATATTCTCCCAATCGAATCATTGAGTTCATAAGAGGACATACATAAAATCCAATTCCGTTTATTGTGATTTTATTATTCATTGAATACATTTGAGCATTTACTAAAACAGATATAAGTTTATTTTTATTAACTTTATTTCGTATCTGTTCCAATCCTTTTAATATAAGGTATCTTGTTTGAAGATTAACTGTATCAGCCCTATCTCCAATCATACCCAATGCAACTAAATCCAAATAATCATCTGCATAATTCACACCATAATACTTATCCAATAGCTTTGTGAATTTATATGTAATTCCAACACCTGTCATAGCTTTGTCAGTTATTTTATCTGAAAGCTGATTGTTTACTACTATTGCTGGATTATCAGAAGCATCAATACTATGATGGTCTAAAATAATGATATCTTTTCCACTTTCGATAAGTTTCTTACATTCTTTTGAATCTCCTGATCCTGCATCTGGAACAATAATGAGTTTTGAATCATCTTCACACATTGAATCCACAAATTCAGATAATCCATGTATTTTACCTTTATGAATAAAACATCTTATTTCGATGTTTGAATTTATTCTTTTTATATATTGGTAGATATTAGATGCTGATGTAAATCCATCAACATCACAATCTACCAATAAATCTATCACACTTTTATTTTCGATATGTTTTACAAACACATCTCTTGCTTTTTCAATATCATCAAAGAGCAATTCACTCTCTATATTTTTAATAGTAGGATTCAGAAAGGAGTCTATATCTTTGATACCTTTTAATTTCAAAATATCTTCCAACTCATTTCCGAACCTTACGTGACCTAATACATCGTATTTGAAACTCAAATCTACACTCCTTTCTTATTGATTAGTTCCTACATATATTTTATTCTCCATTAGTTGGAGTAAGGTTTCTTTTCCTCTATCTGTTGGACTATCCTTATATTCAAGTAAGTCATTTGTGTCCCAAAGAACCGAAACAGTTACAAACGGGCTCAATTTGTCAACGATTTTATCTTTTATATGTTTAGCCCATTTTTTACATTCATCAGAATCAATAGTTTCATATTGCTTGTCCAATGCGACTACAACCTCTCTCACACCAAGCATTAAAATCATTCCTTTTTGATAATCGGTTAGATTACTTCCACATAACGCAACTGTAAAATTATCTTCTCCAAACATTGTGTCTGTCTGGAAAACAGATTTTTCAGCTTCTACTAGCATGATTTTTCTTTTCTTCTGAATAGCTTTAAGGTTATGATTTAATCCAAATAGATTCATTCCAAGTGAATGATTATAAAATCTTCTTCCAACTTTAAATGGAGTATATTTACCAAACAATT